ATGTGTCAATTTCTTCAAGTGGGTTTTGGAGAAAGGAAAAAAATGGAAGATAAACCAAATTACTATTCAGTCATACCAGCGATAGTAAGGTATGATAATGAATTAAAACCAAATGAAAAATTATTATATGGTGAAATATCAGCCTTGACAAATAGAAATGGAGAATGTTGGGCAAGTAATGATTATTTTGCTAAACTATACGATAAATCAAAAGATACTGTATCAGATTGGATATCAATGCTTAACAAAAAAAGGTATATAAGTGTTGAGTTAATCAGAAATGAAACTACTAAAGCAATTGAAAAAAGAATTATAAGAATTAATCCTCTACTTGCTAATATTGATTTGGTACCAGTAAAATCACCTATAGGGTATAGGCAAAAAAGCCTAGAGGGTATAGGTAAAAAAACCGAAGAGAATAATACAAGTATTAATAATACAAGTATTAATATAAAAGAAATAAATAAAGAAAGATTTGAACTATTCTGGAAAGAGTATCCGAGAAAGGTAAATAAGTTTAAAACTGAAGAATGGTTCAATAAAAATAGTTTAACAGATGAACAGTTTGATTTAATTATAACTAAACTTAAAAAGTATAAAGACACAACAGATTGGAAAAAAGACAATGGTAAATATATTCCATATCCAACCACTTGGTTAAATCAAAAAAGGTGGGAGGATGATGTAATATCAATATCAGAAAGCAATAATCCTAATAATATCGTTAAATATTCAGATGAATGGTGGAAGAAGTTAGGAAGTGATTCTGGTGACTAAAGAGCAAACAAAAAATCTTTTTAGAAGAATTAAATCACACTATCAAGAATTTGCAGTTGATGACTTTAAAGTAGAAGAGTGGTACAAAGAATTAAAAGAATATGATTACGAAGACATCACAAAAAGGTTAGAGCTTCATTTAAACTCAGAGGAGTATGGACAAGTAGTTCCGAAATTATGGTTTTTAAAGAAAGGAATATTAACTATTGCTGAAAAGAAAGAATCTAAAGTCTTTAAAAATCCTGTAATCTGTCAAATATGTGGAAAACCTGTTTCATTAAGAGGTTATGATATCCATTATGCCAAATGTTCTGCAATTGATTATATGCAAAGGCAAATCAAAAAGATTTATGACAAAGATACACCTCGTGAACTATTAGAAAAAATGACAGATGAAGAATTTAATGTTAAGTATAATACCTTACTATCTATAGTTCAAAATAGAACCAATAATCCTTTTCAAAAAAAAGTAATTATGGAGATATTTCATCCAGGTACTGGGATAACAGTAGATGAAGTAGTTAAAAATATATGATTAGAGGTCGTAAAGAATATATGATTAGTTATGATGGTTTATATGAACTAATTCCAAATGATCGATTTATTACTAAAACCGAATTAATTCAATTAACTGGTTTAAGTGATAGAATCTTAAGAGATATGGTTAGTCATATTAAAATGAATAAAACAATCATTAGTAATTGCGATAAAAAAGGATACAAAAGAGGAAAAGGAACTGAATTATTAAAGACTATAGATGAGGTGGAATATGAACTTGATATAGTAAAAAAATCTATTAAAGAAATTAATTCAAGAAAGAAAGTATATAATAAACAACTTAGACAATACATTGCTTATATGAAAGTATTAGAAAAGAAATTGGAGGAGTTAAAAAATGAATAAAACAGAAGTTACCTTAGATAGTATTTCACTAGAAATTGCTAAACTATTTTCACTTGAAAAAAAGATAGTCGAATTAAACACTTCGATAAAAACAGATGTTGCAACAAAAGAAGAATTGAAAAAGAAACTTCTAGAAAAGAGAAAAAAAATTTATGAAATGAGAGATATTTTAATTGAAATTGGATTATTAACTGGAGGTGATGATAGTGAGTAATCTTGATTGTCCATCATCCTTAACTAGGGCAGACTTAAAAAAGTTTAAAAAACAATTTCCGAAAATATTAAAAAGTAAGAAGAGTGCAAAAGATTATTTACTTGCATTAAGAAATTATGATTATGTTGTTGCAGAACTTTATTGTACTAGAAACAAATTAGCAGAATCCAGAAAAAATCTTCAAGAACTAAATAAATTTAATGATCAAAAAATGCAAAAAATCTTTAGCTTACAACAGCAACTTGAAGATAATGAAAAATACTATTGTATGAAATATAAAGATTTCAAAGAGATAGAAAATAAATTAAAAATAACTGAGGAAAGAAGAAGAGTTAATTCTGGTAAAATAGGCGGTTTGGTTAAACAAAATAATATACTTAATCAAAAAAATGAATTATATTTACAAATTATTGATTCAAAAGATAGAGATTTAAAACAAGCCGCGATTATAATTAAATGCTTAAACGATAAAATTAAAAGCTTAAAAAACAAACCAACAATAGAAGAACTAAAAGAATACGAAAGAACTAGGAAGTCTCCTAGAAAGAATAAAAAATAGTTAGGAGGTTGAATATATGGCAAGAAGAATTAAACATACTGGAGGTCAAAAAAGGACATTACCAATTAAAGATAAAAGAATGCTTGATAGAGTAATGACTTATCTCTTACTTGAAAGAGATCATGCTAAAAGTGATATTAAATATTATCAAGGTTATAGAAATTACATGCTATTCCTTATAGGTTTAAATACAGCCTTCCGAGCAGAAGATTTACTTCAATTAAGAGTAAAAGATGTTGAGAAGGGTTATGTTTCAATAAAGGAAAATAAGACTGGTAAAATGCAAAATTTTAGAATGAATAAAAAACTCTATGATGAAATTCTTGCATATATTCAAAAGTTTGAATTAAAATCAAATGATTATCTATTTATGGGGCAGAAGAAAAAAGATACTTTTAAAGGTATTACGAAAAAAGTTATCTATCCCATTACTAGACAAAATTGTAGATTAATATTTGAGAAAGTAGCATTAGCTAATGGTATAGACTTTAATTTTGGGTTACATAGTCTTAGAAAGACATTTGGTTACTTTTATATGGTAAATGGTGGTAATTTAATAACATTAATGAAAATGTATAATCACGATGAACCTTCAACAACTTTACTATATGTTATGTGGGATACCAAAGATGCTGAAAAAGAAAGAGAAGCTACTTTTTTAGGAGGTAAAAAATAATGATATTATCAATAGAAGAACTTGATACATTGATAAAAAGCAAAAAAAGATATGCAGAAATCTTATTATCAGAAATAGGATCTGAGGATCTAAAAGATAATTTTGAAAAGCAAACAAAAATAATGACTGAATGGTTTCAAGTCATTGCTAGAGTAGAAGAACTAATTAATTATAAAAGAAAAAGAGAAAGTGAGGTGTATAAAAATGATTAAAAAGCAAGTTTGTAATGTTTGTAATTGTAATTTTGAAATTAAAACTTCTAAAAAATATTTTGTAAGAGTAGAAAATCTTATAGGGACACATAGTATTTATGATGCTTATGATTGTCCACATTGTGGGTGCCAAATGTTAATAAATAGAAGGTATCCTGAAACTATAATTACAGCAAAAAACGAAAATAAAACTAATAGGTAAGTTTTTTGTAAAAATGATATATGAAAAAACAACTCAATTAACTGAAAATAAAAGGAAAAGTAACACTTTTAAACAAAAGATTTAAAACTTGTCTATTTTAGGTGTTATGTAAAGTTTTTATAGGAGAAATTATGAAAGAAAAAAAGATTAGTTTATCTCAAATGTTGAGATTAAAAAAAGAGTTTTCTATGAGTAAAACTGAGAGAGAACAATTAAGAATACTAAAGAAAGAAAAACAAGAAGATATAAAGACTTATTTAATAATAATTAATCTATTGTTACTAACAACAATATTTAGCTATGTGTTATATCTAATGTGGACTTATAAGTGGTAAGAAGAGGCATCAGAATGAAAAAAGAAGATTTGTACCATTTAATAGGTAAATATTTAAATGGTTATAAGATAGTGAAAATAGAAGAAGATATATTCATAAAAGGACAAATAAATTTATGGACTGATGAGGTTAAAAATGATTACTTTGGCGATAGAAGTATAACTAAGTTTTTTGTAAGACCAGAAAGTAATACTGCTAAAATATATCAAGAGTTAGTAGACAAGGAAAATTATCAACTAAAAGAAGAAAAAAAACAATTAGAAACATTAATAGAAAGTTTATATTTAAAAGTATCTTTAAATCAAGAACAAGAAGAACTTTTAAATAAAGTATTATTTGGTAAGGAGTATTAAATGATTTTATATATACCATTAATTATATTGGGGGTTATTGGTATAGGAGCAATTATTGGATTAATTATGATGATAAAGGAGTGGAATGATGAATAATTTATTTTATAGTTTAGAAGATGGAAAATACTATACATATCCTGATGGAGATGAAGCGACAGGAATTCAAATAAGAGAAGTAATAGAGGCTAATGAAAGGTCTATTAGTAAATTACAGCAAGAAACCGAGAAATTAAAGAAACAATATTGTGAAAGAACTGATTGTGGTGGAAGAATTGGAAATAGTAAAAAGGTCGAAGAATTACAACGAAAAAATAAACAGTTAAAAGAAGTAATTAATAAGGCAACAAAAGAATTAAAAAAAGGACTACATGAATTAGAGAAAAGGAAAATCGTAGATGTTTACATAGAACAGTATATTGAAGAAACATTAGATATATTAAAAGAGGTGGAATAAATGAAAGAGGAAATAAAACATTTTAAATCATTGCTAAGACAAGGTTCTTTAAGACATATGAATATATTACTTGATGATAATTTTCAAAAAGAATTACTAACTATAATAAAAAATTATGAAAAATTACAACATGAAAATAAACAATTAAAAGAACAATTATTAGTAACTCAAACAAATGAAGAAACATTTAGACTAGAAATGAAAGATATAACACAAACACTAGGGCTAGATGAAGATACATTATTTGATGATGTTAAAGTATATGTAAGAAGTTTAAAACATAATTGGAATGAGTTGAAAGAATATATAAGTAAAACTAAACTAAATGAATTTGAAAAGTCATATGGTAAAAGATATGGTAAAACATTCACACAAGCAGAAATTATAGTATGCAATATGATAAAAGATAAGATGAAAGAAATAGAAAGAAGTGATAGTAATGTTAAAGATTAAAAATAAAAATAATTATGAAACAAAAGTTACTACTATAGATGGTTATTGTGGTACTGTGTATGAAGAAAATTTAAAACAATTTAGAAAAGAGTTAAAGAAAAAAGGTGGATATATAGATGGAATTGTAACTATTTCATCAATAGTGATATATAGGGAGAAAGTAGAGAGTGATGATTAAATGACTAGAGAAGAATTTATAAAGCAAAGATGTGAAATAGATAAAATAACAGAAGAAGAATTTGAAAAACGATACAGAGTTGTTAAATGTAATTGTGGACAGCCTTATTGCAAAGGATATAGATGTCTTGATTTAGATGGTTTATTAAAAGAAAATCAAAAATTAAAAAAAAAATTACACGAAGCAAGCTTAACTATACAAGAAATGACAGAACGTGATATTGAATGCCCTAGTAATTGCGAAAAATTAAGGCAATTAAAGAAACAACTTGAAGATAAAGAAGATTACATAAATAAATTACAAGCAACTAAAGATAAATTAGATAAATGGGATTATGAAAACACAATGCAACAAAAAGAGTTTATAAAGTATTTAGAAGATATGTTAGACAATGAAAGCGATATATTTTCAGTAGTTAGAGTTAAAGATGCTTTACAAAAATATAAACAAATAATAGGAGCTGATAATAGTGATTGAATTTCTTATGGTGATCTTATTTGTTGGTCTAACTACGTGTGTTGGTTTGTATAGCATAACACGAGTTGATTATAGTTCTCTTTCTATGGTATCAAAAATATTTACTATTTTTTTGAACTTATTATTAATAATCATTGGTATGTTTATAATTTATATATTATCAGGCTTATCGGCTGCAGTTATTGGAGGATAAAATGTATAAACAATTAAAAAACCAAATAGATGATAAAGAAATAATCACAAAAAACATACGTGAATTAGAGGACAGAATTAAATTTAAAATTCAGAAACAATTGGGCTTACATGGAACATCTTTTTCTGATATTAAGATTGAAGCAATAGGAAAAAAAGATGATAAATTTCTAAGGACTTTTTCTCAAATAGAAAATTTGGATAAAGACAGATTAACATTAATTGAAGAAAGAGATATAATAGATAAATTTCTAAATGACATTTATAAGTCTATTTCTAAAATGGGAAACTTGGAACTTAATGTATTTAAATCAAGATATATTTTAGGATTAACACAACAGGAAACTGCTACTAGATTAAACTATACTATAGATAGAATAAAACAGATTGATAGAAATATTAAAGAAAAATTAAAAGATTACACTTTTATTACACCATAAGGATGTTATAATGTGTAAAATGAAATAATTATAACTTTGTTTCATTAACCTTTTTATTTGGAAGACACTGATGTGTCTTTTCTTTTTGGAGTAAATTAGAATATGGCTAAAGAGTGGGCAAAGAAATTTTATCAATCAAATAGTTGGATTAATACAAGAGATTACATTATGAGTAAGTATTTTTATGTGTGTCAAAAATGTCATGAAAGACCTGCTGAAATAGTCCATCATATTATTTGGTTAACACCAAGTAATATAAACGATCCTAATATAACATTAGGCGAAAAGAATCTTATACCTGTATGTAGAGAATGTCATGCACTAATTCATGAAGGAGTACCTTCTACAAATGAAGAGGTTATGTTCAATGCTAATGGTGAACTTGTAAGGAGGTAACATGATACTAAGAATATTAACAGACAATAACTATTTAGATGTTGAATTAAAAGAACAGATAGATACAGAAAAATTAATTAAAGCAATAGATAACTCAAGTACGATAATGGTAGACACAAAACAAGACACAACATTTTTTATAAATACAATAAATGTTGTGGCAATAGAAATAATAAATACACCCCCCATAAATAATAAATAGGCCTATATATATAAACCGCGCGATGAACCTTCAAATACCCCAGAAAGGTAAAAATCATGTGAGGGGGGGTAAGGAGAAATAAAAATGAAAAAGAAAGAAGAAAAATTAGATGAAATCAAAGAAAAAGAGCAGAAGATAGTAGATACTCAAAAGAAGAAAATAATGTCTATTAGAAAGGCAAGAATTACAAAAGAAAAAAATAAATTATATAAGTTATTTTCTACAACAAATATAGAAAAGAAACACATAATAAATAGACTTATAGATCGTGCCTCTTTTTTATTAATTCTTTCTGAAGATATGGAAACTCAAATAAAAGATAGTGATTTAACTATTTTAACTGTTAATGCATATCAATCATTTACTAAATCTAATCCTCTCTTAAAAGATTATAGAGATACTGTTAAATCTTATCAAACAGTATTAAAACAATTATGTGACTTGATTAAAAATGATAGTCAAATGGATGCTAATGAATCTGATGAATTAGAAGAGTTTCTAAAAAGATGAATTATATCTTAGCATATTATAATCTTATCAAGAGTGGCAAGATAGAAGTATCAAAGAAAATTGCTAAACAATATGAAAATATAGTTTATGAATTAAACAATCCTGATAAATATCATTTTGATATAAATAAGGCTAATAGACCTATAGAATTTATCGAAAAATTTTGTAAGCATTCTAAAGGACAATGGGCTGGTAAACCTGTTATTTTAGATTTATGGCAAAAGGCAATTATTCAAACAGTATTCGGATTTGTAGATGATAAGGGATTTAGAAAATATAGAGAAGTCTTTATTGTAGTAGCAAGAAAAAATGGTAAATCAACTTTGCTTTCTGCTATTGGCTTATATATGTTATTTGCTGATGGTGAAGGTGGCGCACAAGTATGTTGTGTCGCTTCTAAAAAAGATCAAGCAAAAATCGTATTTGAAGAAGCTTCGAATATGGTTTCACAAAGTAAATTGTTAAAGAAACATATCAGGAAAAGAAAAGGTGACTTATATGTAGATTTAACATTTAGTACATTTGAACCATTAGCGAGTGATTCAAATACACTTGATGGTTTAAATATGCATTGTGGTATATTAGATGAAGTTCATGCATGGAAAGACAGAAATATATATGATGTATCTAAACAATCAATGGGAGCAAGGCAACAGCCACTCCTTTTTACAATTACAACTGCAGGTTTCGTAAGAGAAAATATTTATGATTCTTTATATGAATTATCTGAAGATATATTAAATGGTGTAAAGAAAGATGAAAGATTTATTGCTTTCATTTATGAGTTAGACTCTAGAAAAGAATGGCTTATTCCAAAGATGTATCAAAAGGCTAATCCAGGATTAGGAACCATAAAGAGTATGGAGTATATAAAAGACCAAGTCAAAAGAGCAAAGAACGATAAAAACTATTTACCAACATTATTGACCAAAGACTTTAATATTCGTGAAACTGGAGTAGGTGCTTGGCTTTCTTTTGAAGTGGTTGATAATAAAGAAAAGTTTGACCTAAAAGAATTAATAAACTGCTATGGTATTGGTGGTGTTGACTTATCATCAGTTGGAGATTTAACCTGTGCTTCTTGTTTAATAAAAAAAGAACAAAAATTGTATTTAGCACAGATGTACTTTCTTCCAGAAGAAAGAGCAGAACAAAAAGAAAAAGAGGATAAGGTTCCATATTCTATTTGGAAGGAAAATGGCTATATAAGATTTTGTTCTGGAGCAAGAGTTAATTTTTCTGATGTAACAGAGTGGTTTAATGAATTAAGAGATAAATATAATATTTTTACAGTCTGGGTTGGTTATGATCAGTGGGGTGCTCCACAATGGGCGGAGGAAATGAAAAATAATGGTTATACACTGGAAACTGTTATTCAAGGTGCAAAGACAATGAGTACACCAATGAAGATTCTTGCTGCTGATTTAGAAAGTAAAAAAATTAATTACAATAATAATCCTATTTTAAAATGGTGTTTAACAAATACACAAATTGAAATAGATAAAAATGATAATATAAGACCTGTAAAGGGAAGAAATGCTAAGCAAAGAATTGATGGAGCGGTTTCTTTGATAGATGCATATGTTGTTTATCAACGACATTATGATGACTTTTTTAATTTGTAGGAGGAATTATGGGAATATTTAAGAAAATTGAAAAAAGAAAAAGTGAAAAGAAATTAACAAATACATTTAAATTATTGACAGGTTACAGTCCTATTTATGCTTCGTATGAAGGTGGTTTATATGAAATGGGATTAACTAGAACTTGTATAGATAAGATTGCTACTCAATGTTCGAAACTAAACCCAGTCTGTAATGTAAATAAAAATTATAAAAGAATAGTAAGCATTCTGCAAACTAAACCAAATAGATTAATGACCTTGCAGCAATTTTTATATAGATTGGTAACTATTTTATTGGTTGAAAATAATGCCTACATAGTTCCTGTATATGAAAATGATTATTCAGATATAATTATAGGTTTTTATCCTGTTCGTGCAACTGGTTCAAAAATAGTTACTGATAAAGGAATTGATTATTTAGTTTACAAGATACAGGAAGAAACTTTTGCTATTGAGTATGACAGAGTAGGCTCTCTTAGAAGACATCAATACAAAAAAGAATATATGGGAGAAACAAATGCTGCACTTAAGCCTACTATGGATATTCTTGATGTACAAGAACAAGGTATTAAAGAAGGTATTAAGTCTTCTGCAATGATAAGATTCCTAGCAAGGTTAAGTGTAGTTCAAAATCCAGAATCAATAGCAAAAGAACAGCAGAGATTAAAAGATGAACAATTAGCTATAGAAAATAATGGTGGTATTTTAATCTTTGATAATAAATACTCTGATGTACAAAAAGTTGATTCTAAACCTTTTATTGTTGATAAAGATAATATGGATTTAATAAAGAACAATGTCTTTGATTATTTCCATATGTCAGAAGCGATTCTTCAAAATACTGCGAGTGAAGATCAATGGAACTTGTTTTATGAAGATGTAATCGAGCCGCTTGCAATTCAAATAAGTCAAGTATTAACTAATATGATAATTCAACCTAAAGATATTGAGAAAGGTCTTGCTATTACTTTAGAATCAACTAAATTACAATTTGTTTCAAACAATACTAAATTACAAGTTTCTCAACAACTTTTTGATAGAGGAATTCTTTCAGTTAATCAAGTTATGGATATATGGAACTTACCACACGTTCCTGATGATGAAAATAAACGTTATATACGTAAAGAATATACTGAGGTTCAAAGATTAGATGATAGTGTCGAATTAAAAAAGGTAGGTGAAGAAAGTGGAAAAGAATAATGAATATGAAAAAATAAAAATAAGAGAAAATCATACTATTGAATATTTAAATAATTTAAAAAAGACAACTTATAAAAATAAAAAAGTTGTTTTTATTTTACCTAGTGGAAAGGAGTACAAACCAAATGATAAGTAAAGATAGAAGTTATAGAAGTTTTGATTTTAGAGCAAAAGATGAAGATGGAAAGATGATTATTGAAGGCTATGCTGTTACTTTTGAAAAGCCAACTGTAATGTATACATTTGATGGAATTGATTATAAAGAACAAATAATGAAAAGTGCTTTTGATAAAACTCAAATGTCAGATGTTGTTCTAAATATAGATCATGGTGGTAAGCCTATCGCTCGTACAAAGAATAAAACTTTAGAGCTTACTCTAGATGAAAAAGGCTTGTTTATTCGTGCTGATTTAAGTGGTACATCTGCAGGTAGACAAGCCTATGAAGAAATTAAGGGTGGTTACTTTGACAAAATGTCCTTCTGCTTCATCACCAGTGATGATGGAGAAGAATATGACAAAGATACACATATGAGAAGTATCACAGGAATTGAAAGACTATTTGATGTAAGTGTAGTTACTTTTCCTGCTTATGATACAACTTCTGTTTATGCAAGATCCTACTTTGAAGCGGAGGCAGAAAAAGAGCACTTGGAGAAGTGTAAGATCGAGCAAGAGAGGAAGGAACGTCTGCTAAGACGTAAAAAAATAGCACTAAAAATAAAAATTAAGGAGGAAGTTTAAAATGACTTTAGAAGAAGTTAAAGAAGAACTAAAAAAGATAGTTGAAAAACTAGAATCTAGTGATGATATGACAGATGAAGAAATATCTGAATTAGAAGAAAAGGCTGCTAAGTTAGAAGCAGAAAAAAGAAGCCTAATTACTAAGGCTGAAAAGAGAAAAGAAACTCTTGAAAAAATAAAAAGAAATTCTACTGGTTATGATGTAGAAACAGCAGAAGAAGGAAAGGAAGAAAGAAATATGAATGAAGAAAATATAAGAAGTTCAAAAGAATACAGAAGTGCATTCTTAAAAAGATTACAAAGAAAGGATTTAACTGAAGCTGAGGAAAGAGCATTAACTACTGCATCTAGTTCAGTAGGTGCTGCAATTCCAACAATTACTCAGAATTTAATTATTGAAAAAGTTTTCCAAGTTGCTCCATTACTAAATGAGATAACTCTACTTAGAGTTGATGGTAATGTAACATTTGCAGTAGAATCAACTGTTAATGATGCTACACTTCATACTGAAGGTGCTACTATTACTGAGAGTGGTGATGTATTAATTCCAGTTTCATTAGGACAATACGAAGTTAACAAGTATATCACTATTTCAAAATCTGTTTCAAAAATGAGTATTGATGCATTTGAAACATGGATTACAAATATGTTAGGTAAAATGATTGCAAAAGCAATTACAAATCTAATCATTAATGGTACTGGTTCTAGTCAACCTAAAGGTATTGATAAGGCTGCTACTTGGGGAGATAAAAACTCAGTAACAGTTGCTAAAGCAGGTTCACTTAGTGAAGCTAATGTTCTTACTTTAGTAGGTTTATTAAATGGTGGATATGATGCAAATGCTAAATGGTTAATGAGTAAAAAGACATTAATTAATGATTTCAGACCACTTCAAGATAAATCAAAGAATGATATTTTTGTAAAAGAAAATGGTACTTACTATATTGAAGGATATCCAGTTTTACTAGATGAAAGAGTTGCTGAACATGATGCATTCTTAGGAGATCTAACTATGTATGTTGGTAACTTAGGTGAAGAAGTAACTGTTGACCAAGACAAAAAGTTATCAAGCAATTCATTTGAATTCTTAGGTTCTGCTATGTTCGATGGTAAACCAGCAGTTAGTGATGCATTTGTTAAATTAACAAAGGCAACTAGTTAGAATTAGATTGGAGGTATAAGGCAATGCTAAATAAAGTCAAATTAGCACTAAGAATCAATAATAATGCTTATGATGAGGAAATTACTGATTTAATCGGTGCTTGTAAGAAAGAATTAGAATTGGCAGGCATTGCCTCTTCTAATATTATTGATACAGATCCTATAATTATTCGAGCCATTATATTTTATTGTAAATCTAACTTTGGATTAGATAACGATGAACACGAAAAGTGGTTACTTTCATATGAATCTTTAAAAGCATTTTTATGTTTGAATTATAGAAAAGGTGATTCAAGTGTATAAAGATGTTGGCTATTTTATGAAGGAAGTACAAACACTTGATAAGATGCATAGACCTAAAGTATCATATAAAGAAGACTTATTTTATTGCAATGAACTAAGTATAACTCAAAATGAATTTTATCAGTCTGCAACTGCGGGCTTTAAGCCTGAAATTAAACTTAAGACAAAATTAGTTGATTTAACTGATGTGTCTCATGTTAAGTATGAAGGAAGATTATACAAAATACTTAGAATATATAAGGATGGAGATAACATAGAATTGACTTTAGTTTCTACTGTTATTGATAATAAAGAAAATGTATAATTCACAGGTGGAATTTACTGACACTTCTAAAGAGTGCATTCAGATGATGAGAAAACTTGCTAAAGATGCTTTAAAAGAAGGCGCAAAGATAGTAATGCCAATTATTCGAGATAGTATGCCAATTAAAAGAGGCTTATTAAAAAAGTCTATCAAAAGTTGGGCTAAGATTGATTTTAAAACAGGTCAGCCTTATCTTGATATTGGTTATTTAAGTCGTTCAGAAATGAGAAAAAAATATGGTATTAAATACTTTGTGAATCCTACATGGCTTGAGTTTGGAGTGCAACCGCATTCAATTCAAACTAATCAATTAAAGAATCTTCAAAAGGTAACATACGAACTTCATGATAATAATACAAAATATGGCTATTTTGTTCAGCATCCTGGTATTGGTTCTAAAAATTTTTTGAGAAATAAGGTATATGAAAATGCTGATAAAATAAATGATGCTATGCAAGAAAAACTAAAAGAACTAGAAGAGTATGTTTTATCCGAAGGGATGACTATTGATTTGGGAGGAGATGAAGAAATTGAATAAAAAATTTTTGACTGCTTTATTAGATAAGTGTAATGAAATAATGCCTATTTATTATGAAGAAGCTTTAAAAAAAGCACAATTTCCATTTGGAGTAATTCCTACATTAACGATAAATCCTCTTAACTATGGTTATCAATGTCTTTTTGATATAGAACTTTTTGTTAATGAATTATCTGATTCTTGTGTTGAAGATTTATGTGATAAATTAATTAGTGGACTTGATGGGTATTCTTATATGGATCAAGATATTGGTTTCTATTTAATGTTTGATAATCAATATTTAACTAAGCAAACAGAACAAGACTTTACTATGCGTAAAGTTTCTTTTGTTGCTCGTATATTTTGAAAGGAGAAGTTATTATGGCTTTAGTAAATCTATCTACTGATGATAAGAAAAAAATACAAATAGATGAAGGTATAGTTGTAATTGATATGGGTGAGTCTACTGAAAAAGTATTAGGACCTACCAGAGGTGGTGCTGAATTTACTGCTACTCCATCAATTCGTGATATTGAATTTGATGGTAGAAAAGGAAAATCAAAAGGCATGCAAATAAAAGATGGTGAAGATGTCTCTATCAAGATTAAATCTCTTTGTTGCTCTTTAGAAAGTCTAAAACTTGCAATACCTGGCGCTACTATTGATACTTCAAAGAAAGAGTTAACACCTGGTAGTTTTGGAGTAATTCCTGATACTGCATATCTTAAGAATGTTGCAGTCATTACCAAGATGTTAGATAATACTTATACTATCATTAAAGTATCTAATCCTATGCATGAGGGTGCCTTTGGTTATAAGGGTGTTCAAAAAGCTGAGAACGAACACAATTTAGAGTTTTTAGGACACTATGATCCTACTTCTAGTAGTGAAGAGAATATTTGGAAAATAACTACAAGTGAAACTAACCCGTTAGCGGGATAAATGAAGGGAGCATTGCTCTCTTTTCTTATTTTTATGTTGTAAGTATAAGAAAAGAGAGTGATGTAATAGAGAAAGGAATATATTATGGAAAATTTAAAAATAACACCAAAAATATTATGTAAATTGTCATTAATAATTAATAAAATGGGGATATCTTCTCTAATTATGAAATTGAATGTTGAATCAGGAGATGAAACTAGAGATAATAAAGAATTGGTTAAAGAGTTGATCTCTTTGTTTATGGATAATTTATATAAGGCAGAAAAAGAAATAGTTGAACTCATTTCTTTAATGAAAGATATATCAAAGGAAGAGGCTGAAAATGAAGATGTTATATCTATATTTAAAGAACTTCTTACTGATGAAAGAATAAAATCTTTTTTAAAATTAGCTTAGGATTTGGTACACCAGGAATTCTAAGGCTATGCTATAAATATTATGGTGGGATAGACTTTTTTGATAATTATGATTATGAACTTTTTATTGATTGTTTAGAGTATGCGGTTAATAAAGAAAACGAAATACCTAGAATAATTAAAATGATATATGATAAATTGTTTGATAATAATGATATTTCCTTTGGTTCTAATAGAATTATGAGAAAAGCCGAAGATATTATGAAAGATTATGGATTGAGGTGATTATATGGCTAACATATTTTCTCTTTTTGGTAGAATTTTTGTTGATAATGAAAAAGCCAATAAGTCTATAGATGATACAAAAAATAAGGCAAAGGATAGTAGTAAATCCTTTGCTGAATCTTTTTCTAATGTTGCAAAAAAAACTATGCAAATAGGAACTGCTGTTGTAGGTGCTGCAACTACTGTAGTTGGCGGTATAACTGCTATGGCTACTAATGTAGCAGATGAAGCAGGGGCTATAGATGATGCTGCTAAAAAAGTAGGCACATCTGCCGAAGAATATCAGAAGTGGGCTTATGCTGCTAAATTAGGTGGTATGGAAACTTCCAAGTTAGAAGCTCTGATGGTTAAACAACAAAAAGCATTTTCTGATGCCAAAGAAGGTAGTAAATCTATGTCAGAAGCTTATCAGCGGCTGGGGATAGATATAAATAATATTGGTAGTTCAGGGGATGCATTTAACTTAGTTATAGCAAAATTAGCAGATATGGAAGATGAAACCACTAGAAATGCACTCGCAAATGATATATTTGGTAAGTCATATGCTGACTTAGCACCAATGCTTGCAGAAGGCAGTGCTGGAATAGAGGCTTGGAAACAAGAATGTGAGGATTTAGGTGGTGTTCTTTCTAATGATGCAGTAACTGCAGGCGCTGATTTTGGAGATATGATAGATAGAGTGAAGACTTCTTTTAGTGGAATGTATAAGCAGTTGATTTCTAAGGCATTACCTATTATTTCACAATTACTCCAAATCATTCTTGATAACTTACCAGCAATTCAAAGTATGTTTGATGCTCTTGCACCTGTTCTTGTGGATACTTTAAATGCTATTTTACCTGTTTTTGTTCAATTTGTATCTGACTTACTTCCGATTATAGTTGATCTTATTACTCAATTGATGCCTACAATTACCACTATAATTCAGGAACTATTACCTATATTTTCACAAATACTAAGCATTATATTGCCTCCAATTATTCAAATAGTACAGCAATTATTACCTGTATTATTACCAATAATTGAGGCTTTATTACCATTGCTAACACCTTTGCTTGAATTACTAAGTTTTCTTATAGATATGACTTTAAAACCAATTATAAATGTTATATCTAGTATAGCAAATGTTATCAGTAATGTATTGGTTAAAGCACTTAAGTTTTTAACTCCTGTTGTAGAGGGCGTTAAGACGGTATTTTCGAATGTTTTTGGTACTTTGATAAATATAGTTAAGGCACCTATAAACTTCATTATAAGTGGTATAAATCTGTTTATTAAGGCTTTAAATAAAATAAAAGTACCTGATTGGGTTCCTGGAATAGGTGGTAAAGGAATTAATATTCCATTAATACAAAAATTGAGAGTTGGTATTGATTCTGTACCATATGATGAGATGCCTGCAATCTTACACAAAGGAGAAGCGGTTTTAGATAAGGAAGATGCTGAAGAATATAGAAACAATAGAGGTAAAAAAATAGAAAATAAGATTGTTAATAATTATTATAATACAATAAATATTGATGAGTTAAATTGTAAGGAAGAAAAAGACATTAAGAGAATAGCAGAAGAATTATACTACTTACAAAAGAGGAGTGAGGTTTAATGGAATCATTTACATTTAAAGACATTTCTTCTGATTCTTTAGGCTTAATCATAAAAGATATGCCTTTAGTTCCTAGAGCAGAAAAAAATATAGAAATTGTTGAAGTTAGTGGAAGAAATGGAAATTTGCACATTGATAATGAAAACTATTTAAGTAAATCTTACTCTGTCATTTGTATAGCAACAAAAAAAGATAAGATAGATAGTATAAATTCATCTTTAAGTGGTACAGGAAAATTGACATTGTCTAAGTATTCTGATAGATATTTTAATGCTACTATTAAAAATCAAATAGACTATACACTGTATTTAAATACATTTCATGAATTTCCTATTCAATTTGATTTAGATCCTATTGCTTACAGTAATCAATTAACAGAACAGTCTTTGACTGAAAGTGGAAATATAAATGTAGGAGGAAATGTAGAAGTTTTTCCTACTTTAATTATTACTGGAGTAGGAAATGTCACAATTAATGGTTATTCATTATCTGTTGAAGAAACAGGTGTAACTGTTGATTGTGAACTTATGAATTGTACAAAAAATGGCTTGTCTGCAAATGATAAAGTCATATTAGATGAATTTCCAAAATTGAAAGTTGGTAATAATGATATAGTTATTGGAGAAGGTATAACACAGTTAGTTATAAAATATAGAAAGGGGTGGTTATAAATGCTTGTTCTTTATACTAGCAAAGCCACCTCTTTTTCTAATTTAGGACTAGGCATCTTAAAAGATTTAAAAAGTGATCCTTTAATAACTGAAGAATTAAATGGTTCTTTTATATTAGAATTTGAATATATAAAAAATGGTTTTTTAAGTGAAAAACTTATCGAAGGTAATTTAATAAAATGTGATAATCAGTTATTTAGAATTAAAAACATTACTAAAAGTTTAGCTAATGGTGATAGCATTAAAATATTGGCTCAGCAATTTTTTCAATTCGATATGTCTAAAAACTTTTTGTCAGATGTCGCTCCAACAAAGTTAAGTGGTGTAAATGCACTAAAATGGATAGTAGATCGTGCCGAGGTAGAAACAGATTTTGTTATAGGCGGTGATTGCACAAATGTGTCAAGTGCTAGGTATGTCAGAAAGAATGTGTCGGATGCTATTTATAATGCTGATAATAGTTTATTGAGTCGTTTTGGCGGTGAATTAGAATTTAATTTAAAAAATGTTTACTTGCACCAAAAAAGAGGTAGTGACAAAGGCTTTTCAATTAGATATCGAAAGAACCTAAAGGGCTTAGAATTTAATTTAGATTTTTCAACAGTGGTTACAAAAATATGCCCGCAGGGTACTAATGAATTACTATTAGATGATTTATATGTATCATCTCCAAGAATTAATAATTATTTTCAACCTTTCTTCCAGAAGGTTGATTTTAATAATATAGGAGTAGATGATGAGACTACTGAGGCGGAGGCTAAAGAACAATTAAAAGAGGCTGCTTTAGAACTATTTAATCAAGGAATAGACTTACCTGAGATTTCAATCAAGGTTGATTTTGTTGAACTGTCTAAATGTACTGAATATAAACAGTATCAGAATTTAGAATCTTGTTCTTTAGGTGATACAATAAAGGTAATTATACCAGAGTTTGACATAGATACATCAGTTAGAGTAGTTAAAACAGTATATAATGATAGTTTAAAGAGATTGACTTCTTTAGAATTAGGTACAGCAGCAAAAAATATTATTTCTTCACAAACTAGTGCGATAAAAGAAATAGAAAATGCTATCGAAAATCCAGTTAATATTTTGGCTAGTGCAAAAAAGGAAGCTACAAAATTAATTAATCATCCATTTAAAGGGAACCTTTTCATAGATGAGAAAACAGGAGTTTTATATCTTATCGATACTAATGATATTAATACTGCTAAAAATGTATGGAAATGGTCAATGGGAGGTTTAGGCTTTTCTTCTAATGGAGTAAATGGAGAATTTACCACTGCAATTACACAAGATGGTTCTATAGTTGCTGATTTCATTACTACAGGTAAATTAAATACAAATTTAATTGAAGGTTATGATAATCTTTTAATTGATGTAAGTAAAATAAAAGATGTTACCAGAACTATAATTGCTAATAATTATGTAGAAATAACTGATGCAGTAAAAGGACAAATTATTAATTTTTCAATTAAAGGCAATATGTCTTTATTTTTCTTTTCAAGCAATACTTTTTTAGGTAGCAATACTTTTTTTAAAAATTCTAAATTAGTAATTGAGGATTCTAGTGGCAATAAAAAAGAAATAGAAACAAATTTGAAAAAATTAAATAGTTTTAACAATGTATTTGATGAATTTGTTATAGATGATACAGGAACATATATAATTAGAAGAATAGGTGTTAATAGTGATTTATCATTCTATATTTTAGAGAAAGAAAGTATAGAATCACTTCCTTTAATAAAATTGGAATTAAATGAAGGATATAATAAAATTTATATGAAGTCTTTCTCAAATTTAACTTATACACTTAAGTATGCAAAGAAAAATGATTATACAGATATTTTTGCAACGAAAATAGAAATGAATTCTTCAATTACTATGAATAATCAAAATATTGATTTAAAGTTGCTAAAAAAGACCGATAAAGAAAACATAATTGCACAAATAAATATGAGTACTGAAAAAAATGAAGATGGTTCTTTAATTCAAATCGAAAGTGATAAATTGAATATTAAAAATAAAAAATTTAATTTACTAAGTGATCAAATAGAAATAGATAGTCCTAATTTTTCAGTTACTAAAGAAGGTAAGATAAAATCCACAAGCGGTGAAATTGGAGGATTTGAACTAAATGATATTTGTTTTCATACTCATGTAGAAGATTCCTATACCTATACCAAAGATGATGCAGATCGTGTTCTGGCTATAGTAAAAGGAAGTACCGCCACTGAAGAAGAAAAACAATTATATGACCTTGATGAAGATGGCAAGATTACAAGATTAGATTATACAATTATTTTGAGAAAGGTATATGGTTATGAATCTACAAAGGGCGATTTCTATATATATTCAAATGATCCTAGATATATGATAAGAGCAATAGGAAATGGAACAAAAAACAAACCAACTAAAATAGGCTTGTCAATGGTGTCTACAACCGAATATTATGGATGCAGAGGTAATTTTACTAATTTTGATGATTCTACTTCTCAAACTACAATTGATGGTGGACAAGTTAGTTGTGTTGCATTAACTCAAACATCACTGGAACAAAATAAGAAAAATTTTGAGAAATTTACAAATGCATTAGAAGAAATAAAAAAAACTGATATTTATAAGTATAATTTTAAATCTGAAAATGATACAAAGAAAAAGCATTTAGGATTTGTCATTGGAGATAATTATAATTATTCACACGAAATAACTTCAGTAGATGAAGATGGTAAAGAAATAGGCGTTGATAGTTATTCAATGACATCTTTATGTTTGCAAGCAATAAAAGAACAACAAGCATTAATTGAAGCTTTACAAAGTAAGATAAAGAAATTGGAGGAAAAATCAAATGGAACAAATAGTTAAAAAAGAATTTAAAGATTTGCCTGATGAAACTACTCCATTCGAATCAGAGTGGTTTAATAGTTTCCAAGACAAAATAATTGCAAATTTTAGCAATTGTTTATTTTTTGTAGAAGATACATCAGATACAAGTACTAATGCTAGTACAGAAAGTGAGGAATAAAAAATATGAAAAAAGTAAACTACAAGTTAATTAGGGGGGGGGGTTGCATTATTTAGCAATTCTTCCTATGGAAAGGAGGGAAGTATTTAATTTAAATAATACTTCTACTTCTTTTTGTTCAACGATAGGTGGTTACTATGGATAAGGTGACAGGTTTATTATATACACCAGAGGGAAAGATTTTTTATCCAAGACCTTATTATCGAATTGGAGATTTTTTGGAAAGTACAAATCCAAATAACCCTGCTGATGATGGTTATATTGGAACTTGGGAATTGTATGGTAAAGGCAGAGTGACTGTGTGCATAGATCCTAATGATCCAGACTTTAATACAATTAATAAAGAAATAGGTGAAAAGAAACATACATTAACTGTTGAGGAAATGCCAAGCCATAACCATAAAGTTTATAATAGAAATGATAGTGGAGAAATGACCATTAGCGAAGGATATTCCATAAATTTAGATAGCGATGCTCCATTTAAGACATATAGTGCATATGCAAATATGACTAAAACGGGAAATGGAAAATCACATAATAACCTTCCACCATCAATAGTGGTTTATCGTTGGAGAAGAATAGCATAATGCTATTATATGAATAAAACAAAAGTAAATTTAGATAATAACTTAATATTAAAAAGTGAAAATGTTGAATACAATAATGATACTTTAAAAAATACACTTGATAAAATAATTGAAAGCGGTAGCAATGATAACGGTTCGTGGATTAAATTTGGTGATGGTACTTTGATTCAATATGGAAGTATAAAAAAGAATGTTAGCATAACTACTTTATCAAATTCAGGAAAATATTATTATCAAGATGATATTAATATAATATTACCTACGAGCTTTGTTGATGGTAATTATTTTTCAAATGTAATTAGTGTTAGTAATCAAAATGGAAGTCAAAATGTATACTCGGTAAGAAATAAAAAACAAAGTAAATTTGATTTTTGTTTATCATCATTAATAAGTTTTTCATCAAATGATAATACATTTTGGTGGATTGCAACAGGAAGATGGAAGTAGAATAATAAATTAAATACGAAATTAGTGCAAGGAAAAAAATTGGTAAATTTAGATAATAATCTAATATTAAAAAGTGAAAATATTGAATACAATAACGACACTCTTAAAAATACACTTGATAAAACAATTGAAAGTGGTAGCAATGATAATGGTTCGTGGATAAAGTTTAGTGATGGTACTATGGTATGCCAAAAGAAATTTGTTGGTAAAGCAAATGTTGAAAAAACATGGGGAGCGTTATATGAAAACGAAGAACTTGTAAATTTGGGCGATTTTCCAAAAGACTTTATTTCAGCTGATGATTTAATAGTACTCGCCACACCTTGTAATATAGACATATATATTGAAAGTATAAAAAATACAACAAAAAATTCATGGGGTTATATTAGATTTGGATTACCGAATTCAAATTCAAATTATAGTTTTGAATTAAATCTTTTTGCAATAGGTAAATGGAAATAAAAATAAAATAAAAAGGAGGAAAATATGAGCGACACTATAATAGTAGCACTATTATCATTTCTAGGTACTGGTATAGGCTCTTTTGCTGGTATGAATTTAATCAAGTATAGAATTACTCAATTAGAAAAAAAGGTTGAGAAACATAATTCAGTAGTAGAAAGAACCTATCATTTAGAAGATGATATTAAATATATAAAAGAAGATATAAAAGAATTGAAAGAGAGGTGTTAAAAATGGAACTAAGCACATTAATAAGTTTAGTAACTATCATAGTAACTTGGGTATTAGGTATGATATCAAAGAAGTATACTAAATTAAATAATAAATTAATACCAATACAGAATATTGTTGTTGGCTTAATAGTTGCCTTAATAGAGTGGATAGTAACTAAAGACTTCAAGTTGGCTATTGCTTTGAGTGGAATAATTGCTGGTGGAACATACGACATATTCCATAATTTAGAGAAATTAATAAAAGGAGAGTAATATGGAACAAATAAAAATTGATGAACAAACAAGGAAGCTAGACAAACAAGAAATTATTATTGGTTATACAAGCGAGAACAAGACTGAAAGTATTAAATTTGAAATTCCTGACAAATACAAAAATTATAATAAAAAAGCTTGTTTTAGAACAGACGAAAAAGAATTTTCACTTCTTATAGGAGAAGATAACATTTTAACTTTAACAAGCGATATAACTAAATTCAAACAAGTTGATATGGCTATTGAATTTTTTGCTGATGATATAGTGGCTAGAACTAGCGTGTTAAGATTGATATTTCGAGATACTGTTACTGGTGGCGATGTGTTGCCTAGCAATCCAAAAGTTATAATTCTTAATGAATTGATACAACAAGTAAATAATTTAGATGTTGACTTAGAAGGCACCAACTTAACTATAACTAAAAAAGATGGTACGAAAAAATCAGTTGAATTGTCTGTTAAAAATGGTAAAGATGGCTCAAATACAACTACAAATACAAATGTTACAGGGACTTTTATAAAGATTAAAGACGCTGAGGAAGGTAGCACAAAAGGAATAACGATTAAAAGTGGAGCATCAACAAAAATTATTCGTGTGGGAAGTAATTTTTTTGATGGGATTCTTTCCGTTGGCTTTTATGGAGATAAAGATTTAAACATTTCTCCAAATGCTTTGTTTCGTTCTTTTACAATAAATTTGCCAAAAGGAAGTTATACACTTTGTTTTGACAAGAGCGTCGCTATTATTAAGAGAAAAATTAACAATGAATTTATATCCGCTAATGTTGAAGATATAAAGACTTTTGGCTTCATTCTTACAAATGGTGGTAATGTGTCATTTAGTTTCCGTAACAATGATAGAAGCAATTGGAGCAATAATCAAAAAGTTTGGATAATTCGTGGCAGTGAAAATATGGTTTATAGTGAATACAAGAGGCAGGAAGTTTCTATTGAAAATGCAGGCACACTAACACTATTAAATGGGGAAAATAACATATTCACTAATGTAGATGATGCTAAATTAGAACTTACATATATTCCTAATCAAATACTATATATGAAAAATTTAATACAGAATAATAGCATAAATCATATTGTAGGACTTATACGAAGTGGAGAAATAACAAAAATTAAAGTTATTGGAGATAGTATAACACATGGCGTTGGTGGTGCAGGCTTTCAAGTAGACTATGGTGATGGAAAAGTCATTTGTGTAATCGATGCTATGAGCGGTTCAAACGGTGTTTCTTTTAAAGTAAATACTAAAGGCGAGTGTTGGGCGAATAGTTTTAAAAAATATATAGAAACAAAATATCCTTATGTGACAGTTAATTGCTGGGGTACTAGAGGTATGTCAGCACATAGTTGGCTGACTAGAGGACACACTGAAAATAATGTATTTAAAAATTGTGTGGAACAATTAATAACTGATGAAGATGAACTTGTCATTTGTATGATAGGTACAAACGATAGATCTCAAGGTGCAAACATAGAAGAGTTTAATTTGAACATGACTACAATTATAAATTATATACTTGGTAAAGGAAAGAAGTTATTATTAATGTCTAGTTTGCCGGCAAGTTTATCAAACGAAAATGATGGCACGCAACATTTTAACATGGAAGATGTTAATAATTCACTTTGTAATTTTGCCAACAATTACAATTTGTGGTTTGTTTCATTATATAATGAAGTAAATAAATATTTAAGAAATAGTAAAACTTCATTGAATAGTATTTTGGGTGATGGATTACATCCAAACGATGAAGGATATGATTTAATGTATAAATTGTTGCTTGAAAATCTAGGTTTTGGTGTACCAACAAAATAAAATAGAAAAGGAGAGTAGATAATATGGAAGAAATTAAAATTACAGAAGAAATGGAATTAGAATTAAGTAATGGTAAAGGAGATGAAGTAGATGAGTAAATCTAATTTAACACAAATAGTAGTACCTGCAGATGAAGGTAACTACACTAAAGGCAGAAGTGGTAGAAATATTGAAGCAATTACACTACATCATATGGCTGGAAGATTAACTGCAGAACAATGCGGTAGAATATTTCAAGCAAAAGGTAGATATGGCTCTAGTCATTATGGTGTTGGCTACGATGGAAGTATTGCTAATTATGTTGATGAAGAGGATGCAGCATGGACTAATAGTAATTGGGATAGTAACTGCAAATCAATAACTATCGAAATATCAGACAATGACAATTCATGGTATGTTAATGATACTACTTTAGATGCTGTTATTAAATTAGTAGCAGACATTGCTAAAAGAAGAGGCTTAGGGAAATTAGTACCTGGCAAAAATTTAACTTGGCATTCAATGTTCACAAATACAACTTGTCCTGGTGACTATTTAAGAAGTAAGATGCAGTATATTGCTGATGAAGCAAATAAGATTAATTATGAAGAGCCTATTAAAGAAAAGTCTACAGAAGAATTAGCACAAGAAGTTATCGCTGGTAAATATGGCAATGGCGAAGATAGAAAGAATGCCTTAGGTGATAGATATGCAGAAGTACAAGCAAGAGTTAATGAGATATTAGCACCTGCACCAAAACCAAGTGTAGATATCCTAGATTTAGTTAGAAAGACTATCAGAGGAGACTTTGGAAATGGCGAAGATAGAAGAAATGCACTAGGTTCTAACTACGATGAAGTACAGAGACAAGTTAATCTTAATTTTCGGAATGGAACTACGAATTGGGACAATGTAAGATTATATTAAATTGAAGTAGGCTAAACACCTACTTTTTTTTTATGCTCCAATTTGCACTTTTTCTTTATTTATGTTATAATACTCAGCCAAATGAGGGGATAATATGGTTGAAAAAAGAATAATAGATAAGCAATTTATTTATAGATTAACAAGAAAAAAAGATAATGTTTTAATTATTAAATATAACACAAAGAATAAAAGAGCATGGTTTCAAACTGATAGTATGCCAAAAAGAAAAGCTATAGATATTAACAGAGTAGTTAATCTATAGCTTTTTTCATTAATATCCTTAATTGTGAAACTATTAATGGTAATAGTTTAAATAAATATTTGTTAAGTAGTACCACCCAAAAGTAATATAATTAACATGAGAATAAACAAAAAAATTACTCCAAAATTACTCCGAAATAGGTGGAATAAGTGGAAAAACGAGAGTAAAAAAGGAAAAAGTAAAATAAAAAAGCCTTATTTTATAAGACTTTTATATTCAAAGTGGTGTCCTGGTGGAGATTCGAACTCCAGACCGATCGCTTAGAAGGCGATTGCTCTATCCAGCTGAGCTACCAAGACATCAGTCAATATAGATTATACAACAACATTAAAAAAATAGCAACCATTTTTTAAAAAAAATTGCAAAAATTTAATATTTAATATATAATTTAATTGTAGGTGAGTA